AAACCATTTTGATCCCATTCTGTTCGAGTTGGGTATCGAGGGTCATGGTCTTCATTAATTGCTTTAATATCTGGCATGTCTGTTAAATCTGTATGAGCACTAGCACCACCGCCAGTTGCACCCATAACACCTGATGCTCCAGCTGGACCAGGTGGGCCACGCCTACCCATACCTTGTTTAAGTTTAAGCAGTCGTTCTTTTTGTTCTGATGTTAAATGGACCCCATCATCTTCACGATGTTCAGCACTTTTCTCAATATCTTTGACTTGTTCAACTGACAAGTGAATGTTAGCATTTACTGAATGTTGGAATAATGTGCGAGTTTCAAATTCAACTTTAGTTAACTGTTGACGTTCAGTGGGAGTCATGTACAGCCGGTCTGGAGTTGCAGGTATATCACTTGCATCCAAGTTAACCCAGCCTTGTTTACCATTAACAGAATTTACTGGTGGTCCGCTCATTATTTTTACTATCCACTAAATCTAGAAGCAATTAATGTTTTAACATCAGCTTTTATTTCAGTTACATCATTTCTTAAATTAGTATGTACAGCTTCACATGTTGCAATGGTAACAAACTTTTCTTCGCCCCTTATATGAATTGGTGCTTCTTGCATATGCTTATTTATACATGCATACATTTTACCAAGCTGTAATGCAACTTCTGTAGTATGTGTTTTGTTAGAACTGTATGTCCATACATACAATCCAAGTATTGCAGCCGTGTGGGCTAAAATTACGGATATAATTATTGCAAAGTGGTCAACCATCTGGGGTATTTCTGATTCCATAAAACTATGACCTTTCTCGATTCTGATTTCGATTTCCAGTAGCCTGTTGGCCCGAGTCACCTCGAGAATTTGGCACACTGCTCTTCTGAAGTTTAGTTGCTTCTACGGCTTGCTTCTTTGCTTCTTCTTTCTCTTGGGCCTGCATTCGTTTTAATTCCTCTGGTATATTCATGCCAGGAATTAAATTAATCAAACCTTCACGAGATAACAGTTTTGCCTCAGATGCTGGATAGTAAAATCGAATTAATTGCTGCCAAATTCTATCAGACATAGGTTTTAACAATGGTTTCACAATACCAGCTTTCAGTTCTTTGGAACCTGAAGTTCCTAATTGAGTGTTTCTTATTCTGATTACATTGTCAAACATCTGTTGGAAGAATGACTTCCATTTTGTAATATCATTGGCAGCAACTATTTCGAGGGGTTCACCTATACTATCAGATACGGCACGATTGCTCATCAAATCTGGGAAACCTAACCACGCAACGGAAAGTCCAGTTGCACCAGATATAATTTGAAGGTTCACTTCAATAGATGATTTAATCGTTTCAAAAAAATTCTCAGGTACAACCATGGTTAGCTTACCTGGAGTAATTAACATTTGTCCTGTTGTCCAACCTTCAGCAATGATCTTCGCACTAAGGATAGCTGCATCATCCGCGTCTTCAATTGATACATGTGGAGTTGGCCATGAGTAAAGTTTATTAGATCTACGCCAATCTAATAGATCATTACCAATTGCATCAAGCCGCATGAGAATATTACCAAGTGTTGGTAATCCTTCAATTGTACCATCAGTATTCATTCTCATATTGAATGGTACAAATGCAATCTCATCATTAGATAATGCACCAGGACCAGGGGCATAATCAGTAACTTCCCATTCTACAGCATATGGTGCTGTCATGTTATTAAGACCAACTGGAATAACTTTATATTTGTAAGTGAGCCATGGTAGAAATTTCATCTTTACCATATTATCAGTTTCATCCCAAATCAATTGAGTTAAAACTTGACCTTCTTTCTCACCACTCTTACTAAGTTCAGTACACACACCTTCATTAAGTTGATTAGCTTCAAGAAACTTTTCTATGTACTTTCGTTCTGGTGTATTTTCACCACCTTCTAATGCTAGTCCATTGGGTATCTTCAATGCTGCAGAAATATTAACAATACGCTTAACTAAGTCACCACCAATGTTAGATGATGACTCATACATATCTCTAATTTCTTCAACTTGAGCTGCATGTGATTCATAGTTATTTGAGTCATTACTATTATCATCTTGTAGTCGTAACATTAGGTTAGCATTTGTTACCTGCAGTAGTTCCCGAACTTCAGCATGCTTAGTTTCCATATCTCTAACACTTTTGGCATGTTTTCTACCAAGCGACATCTGTTGCGATTTAAACTTTTGTTCCATCGCTTCAAATCGTTTAGTAGTTCGAGTCTTAAACTTAAAAAGTTTTTTCTTTGCCATTTATACCATCTCCGGTTTCCTATGGGGTTCACCCAATGAAATGCCACCTTCATTTGGTCTGTACATATTCTTGTTAATAACTTTTGGCTTGCTTACTCTCTGTACTTTTTTACCATCAATCATTGCATTAGAAATTGTGGGTTCAATCTCAGCTTTAACTTCAACTTCTGGTTCTACCGTTGACTCAACTTCTTTTTCAACTTTAGAATTAATCTCAACTTGCAGTTCATCTTCTGGATTTGGATCTGATGTACTTTTTAATCCAAGTTTCTTTTTATTGATTGCTTTAATCATTTCTGGTTTTGACAGCTTACGTCTTAACTTTAAACCATATTCTTTCAAAGCAAATTCAAGCAATTCAACTTTTTTCATTTGTGTTAAGTTTTTTGACATGTTTCTCTCCAACTATGTTCTATTCCTATTACCAAGGTTAAACGCAAACATGATGGCACGTGGACCAACAAGCTTGGTTACAATGTATCTTTCACCATCTAGTAAATGATTATACTCATCAACTGGTATATTCATTGAATTACCCAATTTATCTTCTTTCCATTTATAGTTACGCTTTTCTTTTATTAAGTTGTCAGAATCAGCATATACATGGCAAAAGTATTGCTTTACCACATTGATGCCGTGATTTATTGAATCTTTACCTTTTCGACATTCAACAATATTCCAACCTTCACGCCTTATTTCTTCAATAGACTTCGGCTCTGCCGAGTCAGCACATATAATATCATATTCAGTGACTCCCACTGAGGTCAATTTTTTACAAATATCTTGATTTGTTAAACAAGTCTCATAGATCTTTTCTCTGACCCACATTTCTTCAGTATCATCATTAATGCCAATTTCAATCAAACCAGTGGGTGCGTTTGAGTAACCAAAGTCAAGACCATAACCATGATAGTCGAAAGTTTTCTTGTTTGGCCATGGTTTAGATGTTACTGCCCAGTTAAAGCCTTCAACATATACTTGACCCTTTGGTGAGCCCCACATACCAAGTGCATAGATCTCGTACCATGTTCTATCTTTATCACGAAGACCAACAATAATACCTTTCTGGATATCATCAAGAAATTTATTATCTTTGTAAGTTGTTAATAATGTTGTAGCATGGATCTTAATAATTTTACTTTCGATGTTAAATACTTTTTCAAGTCGACGGTATCGATTTGTGCTATTTATTCCATGAATAACTTGAATATCTTCTCGATTATCAATATCAAAAAACTCTTTTTTTAACCATGGACACTCTACAGGATTAAAGCTTATACATAATTGAAGGTATGTGTTATGATGGCCTCTGAGACGTAAATCCAATTGCAAGAAATCTGAATGGTCAAACTCAGTAGCTTCTTCCATCCATATTGATGTCAAACCCTCAATTGATTTAATCTTCATTGGATCATCAAGACCAGAACATATGATCTGTGAGCCACCAGAAAACTTAAATACCATCTCAGTCTTATTGACAGAAACATATGGAGCAAGGTTCCATAAGTCAACATAGTCTTGAATGAGTGTAAATACAGATTTTCTAACAGCTGGTGAAGTTTTACGAAGTGCAAGTATCTTATGTTTAATACCACGAGACATGCCCACGATAATCCGCACCAGATACTTCTGCACAATAAAATGAGATTTACCAGAACCAGCTCCACCGAATAAAACCAAATACCTATCACGGTTTTTATACAATGGATAGTATACACCATTTGTAGCTTCCGGTAGATTTTCTAGGTTTACTTCAACCGGAGCTGGTACTGAGATTCTACTCATCTAGAAACTCGATTACTCATGGATTCAATTATTTTAATAAGTGTTAGACACTCGGCACATAACTCTTCCAAGTTATCAATGCAGTCTTCAGCTATAACATTTACTACAGTTAAATCGGGTAAAGGTGTAGCATGTAGTATCACTCGGTCACGATTAATTCTAGATAAATTACGACTTACTAATTCTTTTGATTTTTTCTGTGCTCCTTCTATATCCATTATATCTCTCCATCATTCAAGCCAGCAGGCAAATTAACTTGGACAATTGGTAGATCACCAACAGTTGGCATCTTACCATACTTATCTGGCATGATCTTCTCCATCAACCACTTTAAGTTAGATGATGCAGTTTTGTAGTCACTGTCACCTTCAGCTTTGTCCGTTATATTATGTAGTTTTTGTATATATGAAGCTTCAAATAAGCTTTTGAATTGTGCTTTGAGAATTGCAAGTTTCTCATTAAACGTGATTTGTTCCCCCATGATGAAGAGGGTACGTTCTTTAGCTTTATCGTCTTTTATTCTTGTACGGAGTACTCTGACACCTACGCCAATTGCTGATGCAATTTGCTTATCAGCAATACCATGCATCCACAGTAAGCAGCATTGTGATACTTGCTCATCAGATAATGTCTGTATTCTACTCATAGTCTCACATCCAAATATAATATCATTTTGAAGATATTATAAATCGAAGTAAGAAATTTTACAGTAATATAATCTGTTTAGTTTGTTGAGTGATATGTGTACTCATAACAGATTATATGTTTTGTGGACATGTCACCATAGACACCCTCTTATTCTATCCACACACGAATGCCATTACTGGCAAGTATGAATACTAATTCTCTACGGTCTTTTTCATCTTTAATTTCTAGCTTAACTAGCATTGTTTTAAGCTCACTCATGATTTTCTCCAAGAAAAATAAAAAGTGTGGGAACAAGCAACAACAGTAGTATCATTATAGGGAAGTAACTGTCATCTACACCACACACTAGATTGAAAGAACTGAACTCGATTTATCAAAATGAACATTCATTCCAACAACTGACCGTAAAATCTGAGAAAATTACAATATGAGTTCAGTTCTTATATTAAAAAGTAAGGGAACAAGCAACAACGGTGTTGAGATCTTTTCAGTAAGAAGTAACCGTTAGTCTTTCACCATCTACAATTTTAATGGTCGAGTGTCTTTGAGGGAGAAAGCGAGATATTCAACACTCGACCGAGGTTCTTTGCCAAGCTGATGGCATAATGTATGTATGTATTGAACATCATTGAATAGTAGAAACAAGAAAATAAACAGAACGTAAGGAGAATCCGCTATTACCAACTTGGCAGAATTGTCGAGAAGACTCAGCGCAGGTTTGGCTATAATCCGGTACCGGCAGTGGTTTATATTGTAGATACAGTATACTCAACTTATGGCTGGTTTTGATGTCGCACTAGTATGTAGCTGTGTATCACAACTTAGCGAGGGTATTTTCCAGCGTCATGTGACTCATGTCACTTAACTGGGTCTTCTCAATTTCGATATTAAATTGTTAAAGAACAATATAACTTTTAGTCAATGAATCTCTCTCAAGGATGTCAATCAATTAATATATAAACAATATAACATATAGAGAAACCCTTGTCAAACATAAAATAATATTTTGGGACACTTTTTTAGAAATCATCAGCTAACCAATGTTTTCACTGTTAATAACGTCACTGAGAATTTCTAACTTATCCTCAACATATTTAAGTACTGCTTTATCTTTATCCTTATCTTTGTTTTTTTTGATATATACTAAGACATCATCAACTTGATCTTTTATTTTTTTATTTTTCATATTATGTTCCTATGTACTTAATTCTACTGAATTTAGCTGTGGATAAGACCATGTCATCCACTTATGGCAATTACACCGTTTATGCTCAACTGTATTTGCAGTCTCAACGGTTTCACCACATAGACATGTCCACAGGACTATTGGGTATTGAGCACATAAATCAGCTCGTGCTTTTGCTTCATTTTCTGGTTCTTGTATCATTTCTCATTTCCTTAATTATTGTATTAACAATATCATGATAACACCATACATACACTTGCTCAATCCACTTATTTTCAGGTGGGTACAATTTATTACACATCATTACTCCACTATTCAAAACTTTGTTATATGCTTCATTATATATTTCATCTACTAAATCTAAGATATATTGAGGAACTTCATTCAAATCTATCCCATGATGATACAAATCCGATTCTAAACTCATATTATCCTCCAAATTGTGGTCTTTCACAGTCTGGATCATGGGCGTCACAATTACAAGTTCCATCCAGACAATTTGGTGGTTTTAACGCTTGCTTAAGCTGTTTTCTCAATTCAAGGTTCTTTTTTCTTACTTTTCTCAATTGCTTCCGTAATTTATCCACTTCATCGAAATACTCTTCGACATGGTCGGCCGGAATCTGCAAATATGAATTTTTCTTAACCCATTTGCCAAAAGCAATATAATGATCTTTTCTACTAAACATAAATCTTGGTCTACTCCTCACTACACTCATTATGAGCATACCTTTCAGTTTGAGTCATACAATCACAAAAGTACTCATCACCATACCCATTAGAAACAAGTCCATCACCAGTACAGTTTCGCTCAGAACATATACGAAGTCCAAGAAACTCACGAACTTTCCAATATAAGTCTTCATGGTGTGCATTGCTTATAAAATGATGGTCATAAAATTCTTGGATAATTTCCTTGGCTTCTGCTAGGTCTCCACACACGAGGCATATGCCGGGTGTTACAGGGTAGTCTCTAGCTTGTTTTGCAATTGACTGCTTCATATGCTCAGAACCAGATCCTCTATCATAATCATCACTATAATCTTCTTCTTCACTTGACATAAGTTACCTCATTCTTTGGTTTAAATTTTCCACACCATTCATAACCACGAGTTTGTACTGGCCAATCAATAGTTTCATATCCATCAACTATGCGCCGTTCTACCGGGGGACATTCACGACAATTACCAACTGGACTAAATGAACAACCACTAGATGCTATTCGTAATTGCCAGAAATGGCAAACTTCACAACAGTCTTTAATCTTCTTCGTTTTCATCATACCTCTTTGGAGTCATTGTTTCATTTAAGTGCTCAATATGGTAATGCTGGATCATAAGCAACGCTAATGTTTTGAGAAGTCCTTTGACTAAACATGTTATTGCCATATCTGGTAAATCATTCTTTACAGCTTCTACAAAAGTCGGAATATCAATCAATTCATACTTTGGTGCATAGTAACACTTTCCCATGCCTTCATAATGGACACATGTTTTTGGACTACATTCCGGACACTCTTTACCTTCTTCACATTTTCCATCTGTAGTATTTTTAATTTTTATTGGGCCATTAGCATCATAACCTTCAAATTCTTCATTATTCATAATCAACTCCATCATGTATAGTACCAATTACTGTACATGAATAATAATAGTCCTGCAGTAATAATGTATTAACTAATTTCTCTGAGTGTATCTCACCACCATATATCGGCGAAGATCTCACTTCATAGTCATCCGAGTCATATGATGGGCATTCAGGACATTCAAGCTTTACAATGTCACCTTCATACATTGGTTTTTGTAATTTGTCTGATACTGTTAGATATTGGCCAATAGTTTGTTTTATAACAGCAAACCAATAACCAAATATCAACTCACCACCACAATGTGCTTCGCCAGTCTTACTTTCCGGTCCACCAATGTATCTATACGGAAGTATGAAATATCGGTCGTGTTTTATCACGAGGCTACCATGCACCCAGTCGCCTGGAGTTATGTTAGCTGTTCCACTTCTATTCATATTGTTTCCACTGGATAATATTTTACCACGAAAATCCATAAATGGAAAGTCATTATTCATTTTTGTCTCCTTGTAATATCCAGTATGGTTCTTGTACATCTGAGTATGGACATCTAACTGGTTTAGCTTTATTTGGATTTACAACAATAAGTGTGCATGGGCAACAATCATTAGTAGAACAAGCATCACATTTGAATATATCTATGTACATAATATTTCCCCTATTGGGCTGCAATAATAATAATACGTCTAAGGTTTAAAACGATAAAAACTCTTAGGACTTCTCATGAAGTATCGATACACTTCAACTACGAACACGAAAGCCCCAACAAATGTAAGAATGAAATAGAGCGGCATCCGTATCATACGTGCAATTTCATTAATGCAGCCTGACCGGGCTTTAATAAACGGTATAAGCTTGTAGTCTGTAAACTCATATGAGCATATTACATAAACAATATTAAATACCATATAGGCTATTAAAAAATTAATGTGCATGTTTTTTCTTACTTCTAGTTTTACAATCAGAACAAAATACTAATACTTTAGGTTCAAGTTCAGTTTCAGGTTTTCGTCGTAAAAGGATTCTCATAAACTTATTCATTTTAATAATTCTGCTTTCAGTAATAAATATTCTTCTTCTTCCATTCTGTACCCATCGAGTACACGGTCAACAATACCAACAATTGTATCATCCCAATCAACCACAGCTGTTTCACCTATGACAAACAGAATATCTTTGAGATGTTTGATTTCATCAGTAAGAGCATCATATTGAGATTTTCCTATTAAGAATGATTCCATTATTATATTTCCTTTATCATATTAAAGTAAACATGTCGGACTACACTTCGGACATGGACAGGATATCATATGAACACAGATACGTCCCATGTCATCACGGCCAGTACCATGACATGTGGGACATAAGTCATGCAGGCATTGCTGTGGCTGTTGCCCAGGCCATTGTTTATGTTCTGCATTATCACAGTGTGTATGGTCGTCATATCTCATATTACACATATATTAAATCTCCTTCGTCATAACATCATTAATATACGCATTATACAATATAGAGAAATATAAGAATGCTAAAAAAAGTATTTCATGGGACGCCAACAAAAAAAGCCTGGCTAACCCCCGCCAAAATTCAGATATTGGGTGTGTAGGCCATGCACTTCACATATATAGAATTAGGTAGAGGCCCCGGGAAAATCTACAGTAACCATATTCTTTATATGTGAAGTATTATTTTTTAGCCCTTGCGATTTGAATACTGACCCTCAAAAATGTGTACATTTACGATATGAATTCGCGTGAATTAAAACACGACAATGTGTATCGTGTATTATGTCAATACATCGTGACATCATTGTGTATCATGTATGTCGTATATACATATAAAAAAATATGTCACGACGTCGTGACATTGACGTCGTGACATTAACACGAATAACGATATGTATTGTCGTCATTCGTATCGTTTATTGTGAATTAATTTGAATGTAATAAAAATTATCATTATCAATTATGTATTCATAATCGAAATGATTTAATATTAATATGTATTCAACATAACGTAATAATTTCATACGATTTTTATGTTCACAATTAATCGCGTTACATTGTAAATTATTCATGCATTCACAATCACATTGATATTCATTATAATCATGTAATGATTTACGATATTCAACATCATTTAATATGATTGTTTGAATGAATGATATTTGACGTTTATACGTCATATTATTAATATCATGTATCATTGTGTTATCGTCAATTTGTTTAACAATATCAATTAATTTTGTTTGTATCATATTATCGCTCGTTTCATTTATTTATGTTGTAATCGTTTTCGTTTCGTTTATTCACATTTTTAATTCATCATGCATATCGTCAATTAAAAATTGTTTTGCATCATTGAATGAATCGATAATTTTTTGTGTATCGATGTTTTCATCAACATACGTTAATAATTCGATGATATCGTCATCAATTAATATCGATAATATGATATTGATTTTAACAATATCATCAACATAATTAAAAATTATTTCATCGTGTTCACATTGAAAATTATTTGTTTGTATCATATTTATACTCGTTTCGTTATATCGTGTTATCATAATTCGTTTCATATACAATACATTGTTTGTCGCAATTACGTGTTATTGTTTGTTCGATTATATCACATTGACATAATTATTTTTTTACATTGTTTTTATTCGATGTTTTCGTTTCGATTTTTTCGATAATAACGATTTTGTTTTTATCGTTTTTATCGCAATATGTGCGTTTACGTGTCGCACCATAATGATTATTTTTTCGCAATTGTGAACGCAAATATTTGCAAATCGATGATGATGATGATGATGTTTTGATTTTCGCATCATGCAATTTTTTCAACAAATTTTCGATTTTGCAAAATCGTTTACAATCATCAATTAACAATTGACGTTTAACGTCATTTTTTTCGATTTTTAACGATTTGATATTATTTTTCAAATCGTCAACATAAAATTGAAAATTTGAATAATCGATTTTTTGTTTTGAAAAATCGATATTCGCAAAATCATTTATTTTTAATACGTTCAATGTTGATGTTTCATTTTTGTTTTCAATCGTTACAACATTTTTTTCACGTTTCATATTATCACTCGTTTCATTCGCATTCGCGTAATTGTAATTGCGACAAAAAATGCATTGTATATACAATTGTTCGATTTTTTCGCGTCATGTTTTAACAAATTCACATAAACAAAAAAATCACAATATTCAAATTTCAAATAATGATGTTGTTTACAATTTATGATTATATGATATAATCATGAAAATCGTTTTTCGATTAACATAAATATATTATCGTCGATTTTACATCAAATGTCAATTAACAAATTGTTAAAATTTGATTATTTTTTCGTTAATCTTTTAACAAATTGTTAACGATTTTGAACAATAAATTAATATCGAAAATGTCGTGAATTATCGATTGACATAAATCACGATTCAATTTATTTGTTTTATCGTAAATATACAATTGATTCAATGTTTACGACATTGTATATACAAAATGTCGCCTTTTCGTACATTATTTTTCAGGATTGTCGATATTGTCGATATTCAATGTTTGAATATATTCAATAATTACATATACAAAATGTCGCCTTTCTGTGCAATTTTTAATTAACGACATTATTGATACACAATATCGCCAATTATGCACATTTTCAATTTCACGACATTGTATATACAAAATGTCGCCTTTCTGTGTAATGTTGATATTGTCGATATTGTCGATATTCAATGTTTGAATATATTCAATAATTACATATACAAAATGTCGCCTTTCTGTGCAATTTTTAATTAACGACATTATTGATACACAATATCGC